CGTACTCATAGATATAACCCACCAACTCTAAACACCTAAATCAAAAAGGAACGTACTCATAATAACCACCCATGGGCATATCAATACTTGGCATCACAGCTTCCCCAGAAGTAGAATTATTTACAAACTCCATTTTCAATCTTCCACTACCCATTTCCAATTCAGTAATTGGCTTTAACTTCATTTCTGGGTAGTTGTCTGGGTAAGTTTCCAATCCTTCTGCTTTTAGATCGTTATCAGAATCATTATTGAAAATAAACTTGTAGTTTATCTTTTCATTTGGAGCACCTTCAGTAATCGATAATAGATACTCACTAAAATCAACCTTTTTGCTTTTATCTAAATAAGTATCAATCAATAACATTATTTAATATCTCCCCAACTATTTCCTTTTTCATAATCAACTTTATTAGGAACTTTTAATTCAACAGCCGCTTCCATTATCTCAATAATATCTTCAGCTTGTTTATCAGAAACAACAGATATGTCTACTTCATCATGTATTTGTATATGAGGTATTATACCATTCTCATATAAAGCAACCATAGATTTTTTAGTCATATCAGCAGCTGATCCTTGAATTAATTTGTTTAAAGCTTTGTAAGTGAATGCACGTTTTAAAGGTTCATCATATTCTTTTCTTGCTTGTTCTAATGGTAATGGTTTAAACACACCAAATTGAACAGGCTGCCATAAATCAAAATGACATGCTCTTCCACCTAAGGTTCTTATCTTACCATGGTTCTCTGCTTTCCTAGTTACATTGTCCATTAATTTTTTAACAAAAGGAGCTTTAGTATGATATTGTTTAATTAATTTTTCAGCAGACTCTTTCATCAATCCTAATTCTGCCATTAACTTATTTTTACCCATTCCATACATTAAACCTAAATTAATTGTTTTAGCTTGCTTACGTTCTATGCCAGCCATATCAGCAACAACTTGATGGAAATCTGCATCTCCTTGATTGTATGCTTCAACAATTTCATCAACACCTTCTAGATTTTGTAATTTTGCATAATGAACTAAAATTCTAGGTTCTTGTTGTGAATAGTCAAATGAACCCCATACATGTTTTTCTTCTGGAATAAATATAGATCTTATTAATGGTCCTAACTCTGGATGTCTTGCAGGTATTTGTTGCAAGTTTGGATTAGACATTGAAAATCTTCCAGTAACTGTTCCACCATCATCAGATCTAATTTGATTTATATCTGCATGTATTCTTCCATTAACAGCATGCTTAGTAATAGAATCTATAAATGTAGTATGTGCTTTATTTATTTCTCTTGCATCAGCAATTGATCTAGCTAATTCATGAGGATGATTCTGTAAAAAGTTTTTTGTAAAACTTGGTTCTCCACTTTTTTCTGTTCTATCATATGGTAATTTTAATTTATCAAATGCCTTAGCAATTGACCTAGCAGCATGTATTTCTACGTCTATTCCTGTTAAGTCCTTGATTCTATTGATAATTTTATTTTCTTGAAGCATCAAATCTTTCTTAATTTTATCAGCTTTTTCAAGATCAACCCTTACTCCTTTGAATCTCATATCAACAAGACAAGGAAACAATTTTGTTTCTAAATTAAATACATCTATTAATTCTTGATTATGTAATTCCATATTTAATCTTTGCCAAAGTTTTAAAGTAGATTCAGCATCTCTCTCAGCATACTGACCAACAAACAATGCAGGCAATCTCCACATATCTTTTTTTGCATCTAATCCATAATCTTTAGCTGCTTCTAATAAAACCTTTTCATCTTTACCAAGACCTATGTAATGTTTTGCTAATGTATCAAGACGATAACTCATTCTGTTTTCATCAATTAAAGATGCTGCAATCATAGTATCTACAATTTTAGTTGGCATTTTTAATCCTGCTGATCTTAACCAACACACATCATACATTGCATTGTGAAATATAAACCTAGAGTCTTGTTTAAATAAATCTTGAAGCCAACCTAAAACTAATTTCTTATCTAGATTACCACCTTGTTCATGACCTATAGGATAATAACCAGACCAACCTTCAACTGATACTGCAATACCTGCTATGTGACCACGACCAGCCACGTTCCCCGATCCGAGTTCAAGTAATTGCGGATCATTGGTCTCTAAGTCAATTGCTATTTCTTTATGACCGCGTAGATCTCTTAATTCATCAGGCATAACCCATTCAGTTTCCGGTGTGAATAAAGGCGTTTGTGAACTTCTCATTTATAATCTCTTTCTAATATCATTTCTAAATAATGTATTGCTTTTAGTATATCTTCTTTCTTTCCTTTTAATCTATGTCTACATATATACTTGATTGCGTTACCTTCCGCAAATGGTAAATTATTTTCATTAATAAAAATAGAAGGCTGAATCTTCATAGCCTTATAATGTTTACCACCCACTTGTTTAAAAAATGCTTTATTTGTCATTTTTTTCTTTCGTAACTTCTTTAAAATATTCTAAAATTTCTTTCGCTGTTCCACCAGTTGTATGTACGTATTTGCCTAATTTGTAAACAACAAAATAATTATTATCTTTTTCTTTATCTACTTGTTCTATTTTAATCATATTAAATAAGCGCGATCAAAGTTCTTTGGATCTACAATATGTAATTCACGCTTCGCTCTTGTCGCACCAGTATAAAATAAACGATGTAATTCATCTGGATCTTGACTAAACGTTTCTAAAGCTTTGCTAGTTATATCTTGTAGCAATAGAACCTTATCGGCTTCTCCTCCTTTCGCTCCATGTATTGTTGACATTATTATACGAGGATTTTTATTTATCTTCTCTCCATTCGCCCTCATGTTACGAATGTAGTTTTCGGTGAGGTTATCTAAACCTTCAAACGAATCATACCAAACCTTATTTGTAGTTAATCCATGCTTTTCCATACATTCTTGTAAAGAATATTTTGTGTCAGAATGTAATGTTTTACCCTTTCTAAATCCTTCTAATACACTAGCCCCTAAATATTCATATATATTCTTTATTTCTAAGCTGTTTAAATAACAACCACCTCTCCAAGATTCCCAATTATATAAGGCTAATAATAGCTTTAAAGGAATAGAGTTTTGACCTTTATATTGATAATACCAACCTCTTAATTCACATAATTCTTTAACATCATCTAAAAAGTAATTAGCTGATGATAATACTAACCAATTACCTTGTGACATATCTACTTGTGTAATATCTGAATATCTTCTTAAAATACCTTCTTCTTGTCTTGGTTTATATTGTTTATCAAATCTATTCTGTACCTTACTAATGATTCTTTGTGATAGTTCATGAATAGGTCCACCTGGAATACGATAAGATTGTTCTAATGTTTTAATATCATCTACTTCTTCTTTTAATGCTATAAAATGATCTACATCAGCTCCGGCCCATTTAAATATAGCCTGGTCATCATCCCCTGCAATATAAGTCTTTTTAGAATTCTTCCATAAAGTTCTAACCATTTCCCATTGTAATAAAGATAAATCTTGCGCTTCATCAATAAATAATACTTCAAAGCTTGGATTAATATCTTGAGAAATAAAGTCTTCTAACAAATCGTTAAAATCTTTTAATCCTTTTTCTTGTTTAAATCTTTTTAGTTCTTCTGAAATTAAGTATAAAGTATTACGCTCTATATCTAATAAGTTATTTCTAGAATCATAGTAATCCAATAAATCTAATCTCTTAACTACTGCTGTATTAATGATTGTAAGATATTCGTTATCTGAATTGAAAGTACCATCATTCTCAGAAAAATTAGCTGTCTTAATTGGAATACCACACTTCTGTCCAAATTCTTTATAGTCTTCTGGCTTTAACATTTTTTCTTTACTCATACCAAGCATTCTAAATGCATAGGAATGTAATGTTCTAAAATTATATAGATCTGTTTCTGGATCTAATCCAAACTTTTCTGAAGCACGAGTAGCCGCTTCCCGCGCTGCTTTTTTAGTGAATGAAAAATATCCTATCTGTTTAGGTCTTACACCTTGTTGTATAAATTCATCAACCAAATTTAATAACGTTGTTGTCTTTCCTGTTCCTGGTGGTCCCAGTATTATTGTCTTCATTTTTTTTCATCCTCCTTTCTAAAAGAGCATTCCTAGCTAAAAGTTTTCTATTCTTATCTTCCAAGAACTCAATTCTTTTTTTAAATCTTATGTACCAATTAACAGCTACCATATTATTAAAAGCTATCCTCATGATATTTTACTTTAGATACAGAAGGTTCAATCTTTTTCATTGCCTTTATTTTAATTACTCTAGGCTGCTGGTCTTTAATTGCAGGTCTAAACTCTTCTACAAAACAATCTAATTGAGTTAGATAGTTTCCAGTTTTAATTTTATCATGTTCCCAATTATTTTTTTTACAAAAACTATAAAAGTCTTCTCTTCTGAAATAAGTATATTGTCTATTCTC